ACTGGTGCCGATAATAGGAGTCGAACCTACGACCTTCGCATTACGAATTATAAGAACCCCTAACTAACACAATAACTTACCGCATCATCCCTGCGCTCACACGTCCCATGATGCCAAAAGATGGAAAGAGACAGAAACCCATATAAAACGATAACTGTCCCATATCCGTCCCATTCACATCACCGGCGCTTCATCATCACGAGTCCGGTTGACCAGCCACGTCACCACACCTATCACCTCGACATCGTCCAGGGCTTCACCTTCTATCGCTTCCCCGTCTTCCGTAATCAGCGCTTTACCGGCAGGCCTGGCGAAATAGTTATGGCCCAGCCAGCTCACCAGTACGTAATCGCCGGTTTTGGGTTTCGATCCTCTTTCAACGACCGCATATCCTGACGAGGTTTCAATGATAAGGCTGTTTGCATTTATGCCGCAGATAAACTCCGGCGTAAGCTGGGTTTCAGCGTAGTCCATTGCAGGTGACGGAAAGCCCATATCAGCGCCCTCCCTGATTCGGGTTGTAGAGCATGAAGGTCCGCTCTTCGCCATCCTGTGTGGAAATGTCCCTGAACGTATCGATGTGATGCTCAATCCATACGTTGGCCTCATGCAAAGACAAGGAATGGTTACGTTTTGCAAGTTCGTCGACGAAATCCCGTGTCGTGACGATGTGTTTCCCTTTCGGACTGATGTGCAGTGCTGCGTAAAATGCGGGGCGGATATCTGATAAGCGCGGCATATGACCTCCTTCTTTTTATACTGTATACACATACAGTAGTTTTGTAAGAGAAGGAGATCAATACGAAGCGGCCTATCAATTATTGCGACTGCGGTTCCTGAGGCCATTTAATATCGGGGGCGGTTGAGGTATCCACGCGCATAAGCAGAACCCGATATTTTTTCCACGCCGCCAGTTTTGCTGTTTCTTCATCCGTGGCAATCTCAGCATCAACCGCATCCTGAAGCCAGGCGATTTCTGAATCTGCCTGGGCGCGCAAATGTGCTTTGCGAGCTTCAGCTTCCGCGATTTTTCCAGCTTTTAGCTGTACTTCATCAGTGACCCAGGCGCTGCCATTCCATTTGTCAAAAGTAGTGGCTGGCGCAAGCGGCGTTGTGTTGTCAGGGTAATCGCCCAGGGCCTTCACTTCAACCGGCAGGCCGTTCTCTGTGCTGTAAACAATTTCGCCGCGATGGTCATCAACTAACTCCCACTTGTCTCCGACACGGATTATCGCTTTTCCCGCCTCATCAGCCGGCGGTTCATCAATGTATGCGCCAGCAGGCAAGCCAGCAGTGGCCGGGATAAATTCGTCAATAAATCCCAGGTATTCCCCGTCAGGACTGGTGAGGTAGCAAACAACCCATCCCGAAGCATCAGCAAATCCCTGCTCATTTAAGGTGATATATTCTTTCATCATTGCGCTCTCACGATGTAGTTGTATGCCACGTTTTTAACACGGTTTTCTGTGGCAGTTGGAACCTGGGTTGCGGCACTGAAATTCAGGTTGCGATAGGAAATGCTTAATCCAGAGCCGCTCTGCCATGTTGTTATGCCCGTGCCTGAATAGCTGATAACGCCTGTTGCAAGGTCAGGGTTGCCCGTATAGACGTTCGCCGCACTGCCAACGATGTTTCGGATCGCGTCATTCTGTTCGCTTAAAAGCGCTCGCCCCGTATCTATCCCCCTTCCGTCATCCCAGCCACGAATGGTTTGCGCGCGCATATCAGGCAATACGCCAGACGGGTACGCCAAAGCAAGCTTGGGATTGGCAATCTTATCGAACGTTGCACCGTTCATTTTCAGAAAGCCTGTCGGCGGGATTGCCAGTGGCCATGGGATCGGGGTACCAACTGGCAATAAAGAACCCTCTCCCAAACCAAGGTATGTAAGAACGTCAGTAACAGTATTTTTCCCGATAATGTCACGACCTACCTGCGTGAGATCAGTAAGTGAAGCTATGTCGCCACCTGAAAAATAGGGAAGTTTATTGGCTGAAGTGGGCAAAGCCGCAATCGCGCTCAATGTCTCGTCTAAAGGTTGAAAGTTTGACAAAAGGTAAGTAAGCGTTCCGGCTGTCATCATATTAGCTGCGATATCATTAGCAGACCACGCCCGCGCAATTGTCCCCTCCTGTCCGCGCTGAATAGTCATCACATCGCCCGTTCGCGCCGTGACGTGAACAATTTCAGTAAGAGAGCCCGTTGCGGCATCAACGAGTGTAAGTTTGAAGTAACTCGTTCCGGATACCGGAGCGGGGAATAATGAGCCAGTCCCAGTATTCACGGTTATTGATGTTGCAGATGAGCTGATTCCTGCCGCAAGCACAGTCTGTGCATTGTTAGCGGCTAACAGAGTGAGTGCCATTTATCCTCCGGGATTTTGGGCAATAAAAAAACCCCGCCGGAGCGAGGTTTGTGATGGTTTACCTGGGTAGTCGGCGTTGCTTAAATCCGCCTATTTGTCCACCCCTTCCTGTGCCTGAGAAGATGATGTTTATTCCTCTTTCTTCAGACTGGTATTTGGCGATATCCAGCATCGACGAGAGCGTTTTCTTCATGTGGGAAAACTCAGATTGCATTTCTAGATACCTGGTAGCCACATCATACATGGCATAGATTCTTACTTTTATTCCTGAAACATCAAAGCCATCCTTTTCAAGAGCTTCGATAAGTTCAAGTTCAGGGGCTCTGTTCCTTTCATCCAAAATAACTTTTGCGCTTACCCAATCATTACCGAATCTTCTATCGTGTGGATCTGCCGACTCGATTGGGAAATTGTAATTTGCCAGGCACTTAACATCCTTTTCCTTTTCTACAAGCTCACCTTCGAGTACGACGCGATGAATGTATTCTACAGCTTGGGGAATCTGGTCCAGATCAAGCTCATCAATGCTATCGATACCAAAGCGCTGATGTACCATATTGTATGCATCGTCATAACGGAGTCCCTTCTTTCCTACCAGCATGTTAACTGCATCGCGCAGTGGGGTGCGTTCTTCTACCGTAGTTTTTTTCTGGGGGGTTTTAACTTCGCCTTTCGTCCAGTACTGGTAAAGAACGTCGTCGCACTCTTCCTGGTAGCGAGCAACCTTCTCACGCAACTCAGGGCGAACTTTGCCAACGTTAATGGTGTGGAGCCAGCCTGGGAGTTTACGCAACGGCAGGCAGGTCATCTGGCGGTTTTTGCCATCAAGGGCAACCATTTCGATTTCCGATATGGTTGAATTAAACCGTTGTTTAATTTTGACAAACTGCGCACCCCAAGCGAGACCCATTCCTTCTACGACAGGTTTCATTGGTACGTATGGCTGTCCGCTGAAATTCACAAGGTAAAGATTATCGCCATGAAAAGGGACGTTGATTGTAGAGATCTGAGTTGCTAAACTATTCATTGTTAGTTCCTTGCAAGTTGCTGACAAATCAGAAGCCTCGTTGGTTGCCGCCATCGGGGCTTCGCTGTTTTTACTACCCATTCGCACGTTCCTCGCGCAGGCTTTTAGCCAGACGCTGCACAATCGCTGAGTTAATCGAAATACCATCCATTTCTGCCATGCGGCGAATCTCTTCTTTCATACGTTCAGGAAGCCGAAGGTTAAAAGCTTCATTTTTGCGCCCTGTATAAAGAACATCTTTCATTTCACACCTCTTTTTTAATGGCACCTAATTGGTGCTACAACCAATTTAGCACCATTCTAAATGATGTCAAGTAGGTGCTACTATGATAAAAATTTGTATCACGGAGTAAGGTTCTAATGAGCAAGTTTCCTAGCCAAGAAATGGATCGTTTTAATGTCAGGCTTCCCGCTGGGATGCGCGAGCTTATTGCCGAGCGAGCCAAATCCAACGGCCGATCAATGAATTCCGAGATCGTGAAAATTCTTGCTGATGCGTTGTATCTTGAATCGCAGCCAGACGCATGGCTTGAGAAGCTTATGGTTTACATAGAAGAAAAAGATCCCAGCAATGACGAGGATAGAGAGTTGTTTGCAAACGCTATCCATGAAGCTATGAAGGAAGTTGTCTCAAGAATTCAAAAAGAGAATGAGCGGCTTTCCATAATTGCCGGTGCTCAAATAAAGTTTCAGAAAAAACCCACCTGATGGTGGGTCGTTTTTTAATTATCTACTGTGACAGATATATTTCCGCCATTATTTTTTATTTCATATTTGTAACTGAATTTATTGCAAGCAAGAGTAAATCCATTTGATAAAACCATTGGTATAAATGAACTAACAGTGTCACATTTGTATGAACTTTGCCTTACAAAACCAACCAATGTGTCTATGAACTCAAAGGCATCCGGAGTTTCTTTATACAAAACAGCATTATGCTCAATTGGGGCCGCACGATCCTTTGAGTCATAAAGGCTAAAGTCCTTTACTCTTGATTTGTTTTTATTGCCATTATTTAAAGAAGGATTGGCCGATGTTGATTCATCGTATTTCTTCTGAATATTATTTAATACATCATCACTAGCATTTGATTTTATCACAGCATCATATGCTACAAATGCAGAACCATACCAATCATTAACGCATTTATAATCAGTGCAACGCTCTCTGGCATTCCATAAATCTTTGGTTAATCCATTAAACCCTTTTTGGTTATGTGCGACTTTCTTTGCAAAACTGTAGACCTTAGCCAGTAACTCATCGTCTCCAGATAACTTCTCATCAGAACAAATTGTTTTCTCAGCAAAACTTTTTGCTTTGCTGCAATCAAATGAGGCTGCGAATAGACTACTGGAAGATAATGATAAAAAAACCAAAATTAAAAATTTTACACTTTTCATTCTTTCCATGACCATGCTGTGAGTGATGCATAATCGTACACCACTCACCCAACGATAGTCACGCTTACTGGCTGATAAAACGGCATATGAAGCAGGCCGCTGTCGAACGCCTGCTTGAAAAGTGAAGCATATTCATACTCATTACTTTTGATCAGTATGCTCGACTTATTGTTGTACACCCCGGAGTTAAAGCTCTGCGAGTTGTAGAGCGATGAATCAGTTAGTTTTCTGAACCCTTTAATAACGGATATGCTCGCCCCGCCCCCAGAGAACAGTACCGAAATACTCCAGTGCTGATCATTGGCAATATCAACGCCGTCAACGCCAGTCAGGAAGCGGAGAATGCGCCGTTTCAGCCAGGGGATTGTGAAGTAGAACCCATCACCCTTATAGAAATTCCACGTCATAATTCGCTTAAACAGGTCATCTGAAACCACGACCTGTTCAGACTGATTAATCACAGAGCGGGAGTTGAATGGCACACGGTTGAACATGACCGTATTAAACGGGCCAGTGACAATCTGGCGTCCACTCGACAGAACCGGAGGATTAACGCCGTAAATCCCCCTGGCTATCCACCTGAGTTGGTCTCCTGCGTTGTATCCGCCAACGAATATTGGCAGATTCGCATTTTTCATCCAGTCATAGATGTTTTTTGCCATCGCGTTATACGCAGTCACGAAAGCACGGATATTGTCATCATCATTGTACTGCGTGTACAGGTACGAACGGATAATATCCTCAAGCATTTTATGCTCCGTCAACGGTTACGCCATCAGACGCGATATAAAAATAACTGAATGGATCACCACTGATGATATTCGTATTTGGGTCAACGGGAGTAATCGCACCGTTAATGGTCACGATAACATTCAGCTTCGTAATTAAACTCATATCAAGAACAGAATTAACTGACTGAAGAAACGTATCTTTCAGGCTGTTAACGTTCAGCGGTTTTCCGGCGTAAATTCCATTTATGTACTGAATAACTGGCCCAGAAACAAGCGTGGATACTGTGGCGTCAGTGAGATAGTTTGCATCTTTAGTTCCCCACTCAAACCGAACCGTTACCTGCTGCTGCAAAGGGATAACGAACGGGATAAGGTAATTATCCGGCCAGTCATTAATGGTAACCACATTATTTCTTACGTTGGGTGTTACCTCCCCGCCTCCGGTCCATGGGCCAGCTGCCGTAGTGTTTATCCCAATTGAAAACGTATGTGGCGAGAGCACCGTAACTGTCAACGGAACATTATTAACGCCAGCCATCCCATTAACACCTTTGATGTTGATCACCTGACCGCTGGTTAATCCATGCGTGATCCCTGTCGTAACAACGCCAGGATTGGCATTTGTTATGCCAGTAACGTCAACTGTGGTTCCTTTCAGCCTGCTGATATCCCCGGCTGATTTAAAAATGGCACCAGCCATTTCATAAATGTCACCGCCGCCGCACATGATAATCCAGCTATTGCCGTCCTGTACCACCGATACCAGTCTCGCCTGAACGCCATTCACATCGGTCAGTTTCTGTCGGATAAAACCGGGATATCCCTGAACAGTGGACATTTGCGCTTCCCACACCCTGTCGCGAAACTGGTAGTTAGACTCAGCCTCAAGGCCGGGTACGCCCGCTACGGGGTTGGTGCATGACAGGGTTATATCGTCAGGGACACTGGTGATTATCTGGTTGACGGTCCCAACCGGAACAGCCCATGACCCGGTAATAGTGGCGGTACATGTAGCCTGTGATGATACGCCTGACACTGGAATAATGGTGGTCTCGTTCAGCGTATAAGAGTACGTCCCGTCAGAAACCATGAACCCCTGCGGAACGGAAAATCCAGGCGGTCCGGAGAATTGTACTGGTACAGTCGTTGAACCCTGTGTCTTCTGCGGTGCAATACCGGACTGCTGCGCCAGCAGGTTGAGCATGTAAACGTTAGCCTTGAGCGGCCCGACTGAGTTAATCAGGTCAACTCTGGCCTGATCGCAGACCAGCAATGCACCAACATCTGTACTCACGATATCTTCAATCAGTGACCCGGGTAACTCGGTTGTGATGCCTGGGGACAACTGAACCGCCAGTGACACCAGTTGATCGCGCAGACTTTCTGGGCTTTGCGGTACCGGGCCAGCAGCGGTGTAGCTAACCGATAAATCACTCATACGTTCACCGTCGCAATAATTTTCGAACCGGCGTTGGTTATCGCCGAGATGTTGTAAACAGGCGGATCATCACTGACTAACGCGATTTGCAGCGATGAGAAATAGGGGCTGAACTGCTGTTGCAGGCGGTTAACGTAATACGTTGGCAAAACCTGCTGTATTACTGACCCGTTAGCAGGGATGCCATTATTCGCAAAGAATGGGGATTCCTGTGGTGCCAGCTTCAGGTTTTGTACCAGCGTTGTCAGATAAATTGAGTCATTAAACCCATTTTCATCTGTGTCCACCTGCACCCACTTCCCGTCTGAATTCCTGCCGTAGGTTCTCATTCGGTGATATTCCCGTTAAATGGCGTTATCGTTGTCCCGGTGTTGCTACCGCCGTTCCCGTTTGAATGCCGATGGTTATTGCACCATGAAGTGAGGGCCTGCCAGCCGGCATGCATGATTGCCGGACTTGTACTGGCTGTGGCATCCTCCAGTTTCCCGGCCTGCCCCGTCAGACTCCACATGCCATTTGTCAGCGTGAAAACGGTCGATCCAACGGTAACCTTAAACTGGCCAGGCGTGACGATGGTTACGCTGTCAGGGGTGAGAAGAAACGTTGTGTTGCTGCCCGCATCCCGGATGGTGACACCCTCAGGACCGTAAATGGTCACCACCTGGCCGTCGACACCTTCCCATTCCGTATTGCTGACTGGAAGAAATACCAGGGCGCTAAGGTTAGCCGGTGGCGTCAGGTCGGCAATACCGCCACCCTGTCCGCTAACCCCACCAAGATAGGTATCCGCCGGGATGACAATGCCTTTGTCGCCTGGCTGCATGGGATATCGGATGTACTGAGGACCAAACAGCGGGATGGTGACCTGAGGAAGCACGTAGGGGATATCGCGCAACTCAAAGGCCACCGTGATCATGTTTCCGTCCTGTTTGACCACGCTGACCGGAAGCACCTTTCCCGCCTTTTGCAGGGCATCTTCGACCTTTCTTTCAGCAAAACGATTCATGCTGCTGCCGAAATTAAGCTTTTGATCGATGCTCATTTACCACCAGCCTTAACAAATGGATATGCTTCAATAATTGTTACCCACGCATCGGCAGTTGGCTGTCGACTATTACCAATAAGACGCATTGAACTAACAACAAACTCACCTGTAAAAGCGGAATCATCCCGATACTGAGAATATGAAGACGCTCTTATTACTGGGGCGGTTTTTTTAGGCATGCTTATATGGTCACCAACCTGAATATCACTGCGCATAACACACATCAGGCTAATGGTTTTAAAGGCTACCCATGTCGGCTGACCGATTAAATCAGTAAAATTCAACTCGGTTATACTTGTAACTTCTGAACCTTCAGGATGGTAATTGACATCATTATCCCAGACTCGAATTTGATTGCCGTTAACTATGGCCATTTCAACACCAGTGTAACCTGAGTCCTTAATCCATGAGCGAGAAAAGGCATTAAGGTCCTTTGCCAGAGAAACTATATCGCGACAAAACAGCCCTCTGTAATGATTAAGAACCAGCCGATCACTAATATTAATATTAAATGTATAACCGCCTATCAACTGGAAGCAGTTAGTTAAGGCGACAGATAATTTTTGCCCAACTTTCCAGTCAAACGTTAACGGCAGTGGTGCCGGTTTCTCATCAGGGTTTAACGTTACTGGACCAGTTACAATCACAAAATCCAGCCTTAAATCCGTACCCTGCCAGTTACCAAAAACCTGATTAATCGTACCATCAAGCACCAGTCCTGGCGCTTTGAAGTTCCCAGCTAGTGGTAGACCTTGCTTCATACCGAGAAAGATTTTTATTCTTTTACCGAAAAGGTCCTGTCTGGCCTGCTGCATTTCTTTCGGTCCAATACCCCATATAGTCAGGTGCGTTTCACCCTGTGGGGTTGATTCACCAAACCTGAGAATGTCAAACTCAATCATTAATGCGCCGGGATTATAAGCTCCATTTTTGTGGCTGCTATATTGCTTCAATAACACATCAGATTTTCCGTCTTTTGACGGATCGAAAATCTGGATATCGTAATAACGCATTAACTTATTACCTCAATTTGCCCGTTCTTTTCCCGCCAGTACATAGTTGTGAATCTGAATACACCAGAGATGAGATTAATACCACCAGCGGCAGGCGATCCAACCAAGGCTGTGTTAATAATTGCATTTTCTGAATTATCAGTAATAAACAAATACCAGCGCTGAGCGGCAATATTCCATTTAATCTGGCAGTTATAAACTGCACCATCAAGAACAGGCGTAAAAGCTATACTTTGACGCTCATTACCTGAGAATGGGAAATATTGAGTTGTCATGCGCCTATTCCAAGTTTGCCAAGAAGGCCCGTTATAGCCTCTGAAACAGAACCACCAAGAGAGGTGTTGCCCAGAGCATTGACCGTGTTTGTCCATGATGGCTCGGTTACCACGTCTCCAGCGCCAATCTTATTCAGGAAGTTATTAACTGCCTTCTCCGCACCAGTTAAGGTAATCAGCGGCTGTTCGAAGTCCCACATCCACGTCCGTTGCGGTAACGCATCGTTGCCGCCTGTGATGTCCTTCACGGTGCGCAAAATGCATCTGTTATAGATAACAGAAGGAGTGGCTACGACGAATGTTCCACCGAGATTGGCATGGGCCTGAAGCACTGACTGTAGCGCGCTTATCGTTACCAGTTTGGTCATTGCGCCAGTGTTTTCATTAACAGGAGCCTCCATAACCAGAGAGACACGCAGCGGTTGCGCCAGTAACGCGTTAGCGGCCACAACCTGGTTAGCGAACGGATACCGTGCAATATCGTAGTCCACCAGGGTAGCGCCCTGAACTGGTTTCCAGTGACAGAAATACTTATCCAGATCTGTCAGTCCGATCGCGCCACCCAGAATGCCAGTAACAAAACTGGCGCTTTGGGTCAGGGAGACAATAGGTAGCATGCCGCCAGGTATTGCCTGAGCAATGCCGCCGCAAAGGATAACCGGGGATATTTCAAACCCCAGCTTATACATCTCACGTGTGAAACCCATTATTAACGTGCTCCGAGTTGAGCGCTCGTAACGACCGCATTACCGCCAGTATTGTTGTAAACGATTAACCCGTTGCCACCAGCGTTACGGCTGTTATCTATGGACTGCTGGAGAAGTTGATTAGTGCGGGCTGTGTTGCGCGCAATTTCCGATGTTTCCGGGCTGGGTGTGTTGGCAGGATTCGGTTTAGTGCCGTAAATCGCCGCGTACTGATCCTTCACGCGTCCAGGATAGTTAATATTCTCCTGACTACCCCTGTTCTTCCCACCGTTATACCAGCGCAACATCTCGTCGAAATCCCCACCAGCCTGTTGCTGAGCCCAGGCCATGACTCTTGCGCCTGCCATGATGTTATCCCGGGCGTTGAAAGGGTCCTCTCCTGGCAGAAAATTATCCGGCATAACCTGCATCAAACCCTGAGCCCGTTTTCCAGAACGGGTTACCGGACCTTCAATATTTTTATCAAATGACGACTCAGCACCCGCAACGGCTTTCAACCATTTAGCATCAAGACCTTCTTTTTTGGCGGCCTCTTCGAAATACTGGTCGTACTGGGTTGGTGCCACGCCTGATAACTTTTTGGCTCCTTTCAAAAACCCGGAAACGTTAGGATCGCTTTCGCTTCCTGGGACGTAATCAGGCCCGCCATTTTTATCCTTTACCGTTTCATTACCAAGCATGGGGGATATGCCTGAAAGAAACTCGACCACGCTAATTTTACCGGTAATGACATCAACAACCCGGCCCAAAGCAATTCCAAGTCGCTTAAGCCCCGCCATGAAGTCTTCGACATCATTTTTAAACTCAGGTGAAGCAAGGTAGTTGCCAAATCGCTGAATTCCTCCAGCGAGCCCGTCAATCCATTTACCCAACTCTGGTGAGCGCATTACGGTATCAATGGCACCAGACAGTGCATCGGACAGTTTCGTCAGCCCCGGCGTCAGTGGTCCGAGACCACGAATGAAGGTGTTTTTGATGCTCTGGCTGCTGTAGTCGAGTTGAATATTGAAGTCCTGCCACTGCCGCGCCTGCTCGTCAGTTATCTGTAATAACTGAGCGTCGCGTCTGGCTCGCTTCTCCATTGCCTCGATTTCTGCGTCGCTCATGTTCTTAAAGCGATTCAGGTCATCAATGCTGAAGAAACTGGTCAGGCCGTAAGCATTAGCGCCCTGTAACGTTCCGCCGGTCTGTTTGAAAATATCACGGGCTGCGCGGATCATTTCCGGCAGTAACTGGTCCGGAGAGCGGTCGGCGTTATTAATACCCATCGCCTGGAACTTCCAGCGCTGGGATAAGTCAGCCTGGGTGTCACGAATCGCGCCCAGTGTTGCCGTCGGATTAGCAACAGCACGCTGGTAGTTAATGGCAGTGGAATCAAGCGCACCAATGGACGTGTTAAGCCCCATTGATGTAAAGCGCTGGGCGCTGGCTGTGGATGCCAGTCGATTCAGGCCAAACAACCCACCGGCACCCAGAACGCCGGTGAAGAGACCCACAATTCCGCCCCATGACAGCAGGCTCACCGTGGCATCTTTGATGTGTCCGGCAAACTCTTTCGAGTCTTTCTTCAGCTTGCCAAAAATACCGGAAGAACCCGCTGTTTTCTTGTTCAGGTCGTCCTGGCGTTTGTTAGCGTCTTCAAGGTTACCGTTGATACGATCGAGGTTATTTACCATTGCGTTAAGCGCATCGACACCATCCGAAAACGCTTTAGCCATTCCGCCAGCCTCGGCTGAGGCTTTAGTCGTTTCACGGGCGCTGTCGCTGATGCCCTGAGCTGACGCCCTCCACGCTTCCGGGAGGTCATTAAGTGCAGCCTGGTATTCATTGAATTTGTCCATAAATGACAGAAATTTTTCATCATTTACATCAACTTCAATAATGGATTTAGCTGCCATTGAAATAGCCCCTTTCCTTTAATGCGGAGAGAATAAAGCGTTGCCGGAACTGGGATGGGCTGGCGTATTCCTCGCCAGATATCTCCCGTATAACATGCCTGAAACCCTCGCCAGACGCCCAGTCTAGGAGGGTATGAATGACGTTTCCTGCGGGGCATTCTGGTTCCGGGTATCGGTATCCGTTTTCGACGTCAGTAAAGAATCGCGCCACTCCGTAGCGGTCGATAAGGTTAACTGACCACCGAACATACCGATCACGCTCCCCACTGTCGGCGGGATGAGTTCCGCTTTCTGAATGGCAGAGGAAACCATAAAAAAAACGATTTCGCCTTCCACCTCACGAAACTCATCTGCGGAAATGATGCCCAGCTTCATCGCCGTTTCTAACGGGGAGGATTTCCACTGCCCGTTATCATTAAAAATCACAGTGGTTTGTCGCTGGATTTCATCAACGATAGTCGGGCCGATGTGGCCGGTGACAGCCTGCTCCTGTTTTATTTTCTTGCGAAGCATCATTGCGGCCACGCGAGCAGCCCCAAGACCGCCAACCTGCGCAATAAAGCTTGTAAACAGGCTACCGAGCATCAGGCAATGCTCTTCGACAACCTCATAAGGAAACGGCGACGTATGAACGTACAACAGCGTTCCGTCATCACGGCTGACTGTGCAAACCAGATTAAGTTTTTTATCGATTTTCACGGTTAAATCCACATGTTGTCGTTAGTGATGAGGTAGCCACTGATGGTTACCACGTACCCGGCATCCATGCCGTTAAATGGCATCTCATTGAAGTTGATCAGATAACAGTTGAGCAGCGTGAAGTTTCCAAACGTAGTGGCGTCCGGGGTTACAACTACCTCGCCCAGGGCCGTGTCGGTAGCAAAGCGCTGCTGATAGCTTGCAGCCAGCCCCTGTGTTCGTAACATGTGAACAGTCAAAGTTACCTGCTGGTAGGGGACCTGGCTGCCGACAGTGCCGGTCATGGTCGGAAGGATATCCGTAGCCGGGCCATCCGGGCGCATGCTGATCCCGTCTTTACCGAGATACGACGCGGTGACGTTCAGGGCCGGAACATCAGTGACAGAAACCGCGCCACGGACGCGGTTGAGGAATCCCTGTGGTACTAATGGGTTTGCCATTTTATGCCCCTACAAAATTGGTGACGTTCAGGTTAAACGTGATGGATTCGAAACCACGGCGCGGTGTCATTACGGCGCTCAGCCCGCCATACTTTCCATCCTGGTAGTCGGACGGATTCAGGCTGGTATAGCTCAGAAACGGAACCGCGTTAATGACAGCATTACCCGCAAAAGAGCCTTTTTCGTATTCAGAATTGAAATCAGTCTGAACAAGTTTTGTTCCGATAACGCGCCCAAGAATCAGGCCGTAGCTGATTCCGTTGCGCAGTGTTTTAAGCGCGCGGTTTTGCAGCCGATCGATGCCGTTCTGCTCGTAATAGAGTGGATTGGTGTTGGTGTTCGATCCGTTGATTATTTCGTTAGCCAGGTCCAGCTCCAGATTGATAGCCGCCCATGCCACCGCGTACCAGTAGTTAAACGGATTGCCGTCCAGCATATGGCCGGCCACCAGCATCTTGTTGCTTAGCCCCCCTTCAGCTGAGGAACCCATGTAGTTGATGTTGTTATCCTGAAGTGTTTTCAGCAAAGTGCCGTTGTTCTCTACCGGGTATTCAGTAACGCCATACATGAAGCGGTACGCCATTGGCGGAACCATGTTTGATGAGCCCGGATCATTAGACAAAGCGGACTGAAACGCCGCAGCCATTGAAAACTCTGTCGCAGGAATATCCGGAGCCTCAACCCCTGCAAATACCGTTTTGTTTTTGCTTGCAACCCATGACTGATAGGTAGCGATAGTGGTTGTGACAAAAAAGTAAATCAGCGATCCTGGAGAGGTATAGAGGCCGGTGAGTGTTTTGAATGTTGTTTCAGAGTCCCACTCACGTGGTACCAGATAAGAGAAAAATTTCTGGTAGGTGTTGCCAAGGGAGATGTCCTTATCAATAAATTCTGCCAGAGCAGCTACAGCATCTACAGTCGGCTTTTCACCCAACTCAAGCACGTAAACTGCACGGTTTGTTCCCTGAGCCCAGTAAGAGGTATTCATTTGGGTAAGCTCTATCGCCATCACCGTTTTAACCGTCCCCATAGTGGTTGAAACACCAGGGCTGGAAGCGAGCGGGTACGTAAACGAGGTGGCTGTGGTAGCCGTTGCGGTAAACGCGCCGTTATATCCTGCTGGCGCAACACCCGAAACAACCACAGGGATTTGCTGCCCAACGGTCCACCCGTGCGGTGCTGACAACGTGACTGTTACCAGGTTGGTATCCCATGCAATTGAGGCTATGGTTTTTGCTGGCGCCTGCACTGATGCCAGGTCTGATTTAGAAGTCAGTAGTTTTGATTCGCCAGGGTTAAGCGTTGTCCCGCCCACAGAGATCATCGCACCGCTTTTCAGCAGTTGCGACGGCTTCGGCGGATTGGTTACCGACACGTTAATATTAACAATTGCCATTTAATTATTTCTCCGGATAAATGGACGGGATTGCAGACAGGATCAGCCCACGGGACACATCACGCATCCGTTGCTGGTAGTAATTGACTTTGAATTTGATGGTCTTGCGCATAGCAATGACGTTCAGTTCGTTTTGCGTAACGCGCTCATCCTGCACAACCGGGATGTTCATCACGCCCATTTCCGCATCGTCGCGAAGTGTGTACTGCTGGACGTAGCGCAGAAAGTCTTCAACGGCTGCGTTACGCAGGCCGGTAATCGAAACCGTCGCATCCTCAGAAACCAACTGGTACTGGTTATCACGTTCATCGACATAAAATGAGCCAGCGATCGGCGTCACGTTGCTGCAACGGATTGTCGCGAAGGGTGGCGAGAGGTTTTGTGTAGACAGCATCGCCGGGAACATCGGCATGTACTGGTTAAGTCCAAGCCACACCGGGAGCGAGCTGGACACCACAACATCACTCAGATCGACGTCATCAGCAGAGTTGATAATCTGCGAGCGCATATGCGGATAAACCGCCTCGCCGGTGTAGTGATAGAGCCTGGCCGGTTCGTTAAGGCCAGTCCGGCGAGAGAATGAAAACTGGATGCCGTAAAACTCGCCGATATAGAGCACGTCCGGGCCAATGTCGTTAAACGGGTCGATATCCGACTGCGCAGTAAGGGTTACGACGTTCCGGTCGTAAAGTTGCTCGTCGTCCTGGATGCTCTCCGTCGTCAGGTGCAGATAGCCTTTTACATCAACCGTGTCGGGTTCCTTGTCCGGTTCATCAGCGACAATCGACGCTTTAATCCAGAACACAAAACCGTCCAGTGGCAAAACCTTGCGGATGTACTTCGTGAAGGTGACTATCTGGTACTGGCTCAGGTCATCAAGCCCTTGCGACAGAGTGGCGTTAAGCTCTGTTTTTGCAGTCTGCTGCAACTCACTCAGGGAAGGCATTGAGCACCCCGCTTACCCAGGCACGCATCGCGGCCTGATAGGTTCCGGTATCGATGAATGAAGGGCGAGGGTCGCCTTTCTTGTTCTTGAAGCGCTTCGATATGCCGAGCAGTGCGCGACGGGTTGGAACGCCTGGCATCCCGTTCATCTCTTCGTTGTCCAGGAAGGCTACGAACAGGTCATGAACTCGTGACATGGATTCTGCCAGCGGGTCTCTTGATGGCGGTGCGCCAGCCAGAAGGTTTTCGAGGTTTGCGGCAAGGTCGTTGCTCATCAGATCGGCAATTTCGTTCCCGTAGCGGTCAAAGAACGTCTGCATAATCCGGTACTTTTCCTCCAGCCTTTCCGCCACATCCCCGGTTGTGGTCTCCTCTCCCTCGTAAGGGATGTCCATGACTCCGAGGTGCAGGGTGATCATGACAGCCCCCACAGACTCCCGAACTGCTGAGCAATCATCAGATACCGGCGGCCCCATGGGTCCTGAAGCATTTGCAGATCAGCCAGTGAAAGGTCTTTGAAAAAGTCAGGGACAAGCCGCTGAGCGCTGGTTGAGTTATCCCCGGCACCAGTAATCACGCCAGCCTTGAAATTATTCAGTCCATACTCTTTCCTGAACTCGGCGAATACCGATTCGGTACCGTAGTTCACCAGGAAAGACGCGGCCAGGTTGTACACTGCAACGGTGTACAGATTCGGTGTGACGCACGCGATATCAGGGTTTACCCACTCAACCGCGCCGCCATACGCCAGGGTGAATGACGGCGAGTCGTCGGGAACCTGCGTGGCGGTAACGCCCATGTCAGCTCGAACGAATTCGATAAATCCCGACAGGCTGGTTGTCATTTTTTCTTGCTCCCGGATTTTTCAGTTACGATTGTTTCGTTAACCGTTGGGGTGTCTTCGCTGTCTTCGCGGCCTTTCGCCTGCTCAGCGCTGACTTCCATCTCGCCGGAATAACCGGTACCGCTGTCACGCAGTGTGCTATCCAGAGCGGCTACTGATGCCTGGCGGCGGCCATGCGCACCACGGGTCAAGTGAATGTCGTTATCTCGAATTGCTTTTTCGATTACCGACGCTGACACGGGCTTGTTCAGGCTGTAGCACAAGCCGACAAACGCCTGGCTCTGGTCGATTTTCGTCGAGTCAACCAATCCGTAAACCTGGTGATGCTGGACAACCGCATCAACTTCTTCAGTTGAGCCATCCAGCACCATCATTTGATCGCCGTGATTAATCGGGATTTGAATAAGACGTCCAGTCTCAAGCTTGCGATAGGCAAAGATCTGGCGCTGCTTGGTGGTGTTAGCGATATAGAGTTTCATGGGTTACCCTCGTAAAAAAGCCCCGGCTGAGTTTCCCCGGCAGAGGCTTAACCACTTCAAAGAATGGATCAGGCGCTGTACGCCATGGACAGGATAGAGATAGCTTCCGGACGGACTGCCCAGCCTGCGGTAGAGCGCATTTCGGACAGAACATCAATGGCGCCACCAGCGATCGGCGTCGGAATTTCACGCGGCGCGGCCATGTCGGTGAACATCAGCGCATTCGCGGCAAGGGACGGAGTCAACTTGGCGAATTCGTTGGTATTCACAGTCGAGTTGACCATTGGCACCTCTACCTCAGGGATGGTGATCACCACCGCATCGGTGCCACCTGCACCAGCTCCGATCAGGGTATCGTCATACACCCAGTCAACCTGGACGTTTGCGCCTTTCAGCACTTCCTTCACTGTGCCGCCGACGGTGTCAGTACCACCACCAGGACGCTGGTAAGAGGTCAACTGAACGATCTGCTGAATCTCCATAGCACCGAGGACGCGCTGCGGACCAAGGATAACGACACGCTGCTGGCGACCCAGCTGCATGGTGCGGGTCAGTGCTGCCTGTACGTGACCCAGCAGATATACCGCCATCTGGCCGTGGTCATAGGTCAGAACGGTGGTGTTACCGTTACTGTCAGGAGGTAGTGACTCAGTGGTCGCGCCTGCGGTATTCAGCAAACCTTCGCCGCCAGCAGGATTCATGCCGTACAGCAGAGCAGAACGCAGCTGCTGGAAAATACCCTGACGCATGCCAAGGCGCTGAGCTTCCGGCAGTGCAAAATTCCAGTTACCGGCAGCAGCCATATCATGGTGATCGTAGATACCACGGCAGCGGAACAGGTAGGTTGGGGTGGAAATCATGCGCGCATCCAGCGCCACGCTCGGCAGCTGGTTACCGTTACCGGACTGGCTGGAAGTGGTCTGGGTGCGAATATCCAGGCGGCGCATGTAGACGTACTGGTCGCCTACGCCGAGACGGACTTGCGGGTTACCGCTGGCGATGGTTTCAAACGCACCTGACGCCTGCTGGTAACCAATGATCATCTCCGGCGCGATGTACGACGGATTGACGATGGTGTAGCTGGGGGTAATTGCAGCCATTTAATTCAGCTCCCGATTAAAGTAAGACCAGCGCGCAGCTGTCGGTGTTGTTCCAGGTCAGGAAGCCAGTGCTGCTGTTATAAGAAACAGTCTTGGAATTCCCGGATTCGATGGCGAGCAACTTCACCGGCAGGGTGATGTCTGCCGCAGCAACCGCACCGATGGTTCCCTGGGTGGTAGCGGAGCCGCCAGGCGCTGACGCAGGCGCATAGGTAAAGGTGGTAGATGACGGAACGGACAGGACAACAACGGTGCCGTTATACGCAGAAGGCGCGACGCCGCTGATTTTCACGTACTGACCCGCGCTCAGGCCGTGCGCAGATGCGGTGGTTGCCGTTGCCACACCACCGGAATACGTAACTGCGGTGGTTGCGATGTCTGCACCAGCAAAGCCCGCTGCGGCGGATGTGGTGATTTGGTTGTTGACGAAATCCCACGTCAGCGGAGTTTTCACCGATGCCCCGGCGGCACCCAACGCCACGACCTGCGCGGATGCCTTCAGCGGCACACGCATATTGGAGCCAATTCGGTAGTACGAAACGCTCATGCCAGATGCGTATAGCGGTACCGGAGACTGCGGTGTAGTCAGGCCATTGTGTGCCTGGTTAAATACGGTGAATCCTTCAAGCTCAGCAACAGAGACAGCGCGGCGGATGTTTGAACCGCGCGGGCTTGACTGAGTACCGGGAAGCAACTCAGCTACCGGCAAGCCGCCCCACAAAGGTTTGGTTTCGCTTGCGGCCACTGTACCGGCAGCCAGATTAAAGCGGTTGGTCGGGTCATCCAGAGCCACGCCCTGAATGTAACCGTCCGACTGAACGCCGAATGAACCCGCTGCGTTAGTAGTTTGCATCGGGTTTAGGGATAAATTTGCCATGCTTTATAGCTCCCGTTAAGCCTGGTTGTTGAAACTGGTGACCTGACGTTTGCCGGACTGGAACGGAGCCCAGGTGGCAGCAGGATCGCCTTCGAAGGTGCTGATCTGGCGACCTGTCGCATCAGCGCGTTTAATTTCACGCAGCATGCCAGGGCCAACAGACAGGCTTGCCGATTTCTGCGCGTCGGCGTAGATCGTCTTCTCGGCCACGCTCAGCAGGGCTGAGTCAGCGATTGAGGACAGGTCGACGGTTTTGAAGTCAGGCGAATGCTCCTGTAGCTGGATCATCAGGCGGCGGCGATATGCCAGCGGCTTTTCACCAGACAGCGGCACCGGCGCGCGCTTGCCAAAGCAGGAGAACACGCTATCGGCCTTCACCTGTGCGTCGGCGACTTCGTTACGCTCTTCATCGCTCAACTCGGTTGGGATGCGGGAGCGCAGGTCGGCGATTTCCTGGCGCAGCTGAGAGTCAGCCTTTTCTTTAGCCATGCATTCAGCCTCTTCCGCGTCGGCCTTCTCTTTGGCATGCTTTTCTTTAGCCATGCATTCAGCCTCTTCCGCGTCGGCCTTCTCTTTGGCTTCGCACTCTTCAGCGTCAGCTTTTTCTTTCGCATCGGAGTCGGCCTTTTCTTTCTGCATGTCTGCCAAGCACTCACGCATTAGGGCCTTCAATTCCTCTTTGTCCATATTTTCAGCCTCGTTTGGAATGGAATCAGATTTAACACCAGTAGGGGCAAGGAGCTTGTCCCATACGCCCTGTTCACAAATTGCAACGTGGTCGAGCAATACCGGGGAACCTTCCACCAATAGAGGCTGACCGTCGATTTTGATGATTGAGTCCTGCATTTCGCTGAACGTGACGGTTGGCGAGGTACTTAATTGCCTGGTCGCCATAATTTCGGCGGCTTCAGCGTCATACACCCGGGCAACAGCCCATACCTCGCCATTATCAGCAACCCAACTGTTCGTCAGGGTGCCGATAACACGCTTCGCAAATTCATCGCTATCGAGCTTGTTTTTCTCCGGGTGCAGCCAGATAAGCGGTACACCGGCAACTCGCTGGAGAAACTCTGGGGTGAGATAGTCGTCCGGGTTACGAAAGGCCATCTGTTGATCTGCGGAGCGCCAGGTAACCCCTGTTCCGGTCACCCGGATGGCGAACATCCACATGTTGATAAAGAATTGCGGGCTGCTTAGCGTCCCGTCAGCGATGAGCGCGGCCACCTCGGTTTCATTGAGCGCCTGCTGCGCCAGCATCTCAGCGAATGGCTGATGAAGCGGCTTGGGCAGATCGTCAATGTGGAACCATCCGGAGGCCAGCGATTCATCGTTCAGTTTCGCCTCGAACCTCTCCGGCACCTCGGCGCGAAATGTCAGATAATCGCCGTATACGCTGTGCGGGGTCAGCGGGCCATCGTACTGATAACCAACCTCTTCCAGCACCTCGCGGCGCGCGGTATCGATAGCCAGTTCGCCCGGCTCTACCGTGCCGCCTGGCTGACACCACGTACCATCATCCGAACGCTGGATCAGGAAGACGTACTTACCCTGACGGAACATTATCCCGCTGCCAAAAATAGCCACGTTTTAATGCTCCTATGCTTATTTCATAGATGCCATGAACTTCTGTCCCTTCTGGGTCAGCATGTGTTCAGGAATGCTCCGGAGGTTGTACAAATAAGTTACGTAACACCGGCAAAAGACCTCTTCACCGGGCTGCGTAATTTCATCGAGGTAACCGGAAGGGCCCACCTTCACGTAACCGTTTTTTTGCGCCCAGTTACCGCGGATGAGATAGACCACCTTATCCCGTTCCTTGTGATCTTCCCGGTAGTCATAACCTGCCTGCCGCCAGTGGCTATGCCACTCTGCCGCTATGGCGTTATTACTGGCTGCTATGATGTTGTCGATGTTTGCGATGAGTTTATGGTTCTGATCAATCATCACCCGGCGCGCTTCAAAATCGATTTGCAGGGCGCTTTTCTGAATGTGATCGCAGTTGTAGTTAACCCCGCTTTTGGAAGATGGCGACAGCCCACCGCCAACGTAATCCTGCACCGGGATGCTGGTAGCCCACCCGCTAAATCTCTGTACAGTTTTGTTTATCGCGCCTGTGCGGTTTAACTTAATTAAGTCAGCACTAGCGAGAATGCGTCTATCAAGTTCGCTTCTTAACTTCGGTTCCATGTAGTTCAGAGTAAAACGAGATAGCCCAGGATGCCTGTCAAGCGCCTTAGCCCTGTTAATCTGCATCTCATAGGTTGATCGGAGCTTATCTGACACCCTTGATATGTAGTCATCGTGGGTTTCACTCTCAGCTGCCTGGCGAATAATACCCTGCCATCGCTCCAGCTCTTCTCTTGAGGTATATCCATTTCGCAAGAAGAATTTAACCGCCTCCCTTACTGTTCTGGAAAATTTGCTCATAGCATCATCCCGCCGCCCGGCTCTTCAGCTTTCGGCGGCTCCGGAGGTGGGTTTTCCTTCAGAGAGTCGTAATCCAGATTAAGCCGCTGAGGGAAAAGATTTTCGTTGGCGTTGGCGTTTTCGCACGCCCACTCGATAAGCGTCGCTCGGTTTTCCGGGTCCGCCGTGAGCTGAGGCAGCACCACTTCCAGCATGCTGACGATCGCCTTAAAGCGCGTCTCGTCGACCTTCACCTTCTCGCTTTCCGGCTCTTTCAGGGATGACGGCCAGCGATATTCGAAGTTGTTTATCCAGCTCGCGAAATACACGCTGTAGGTATTTTTCAGCTCCGGGAAGTCGGCACGCAGCGACTGGAAGAATTCAATGCTCCAGGCACGGTACTGGCACACGCGGATGAAGAATGCGTAAAGGTGGTCAAGCCACTCGCGGATGTTGTCGATGTACACCGCCACGGCGCGGGCATCTTCAGTACCTTCACCGAAGCCCTGGGCGAACGTCTCCGAGTTGAGGATGATCGCTGGCATGTCGGCGGCGGCGGCAATGTTCTCCAGGATGTGCTTACGTGCAGAGTCGAGAGGTTTTTCCAGGTTGCTCAGGTCGATTGACTCGATACCATCATTAGGCCCTATCTGCAGAACCTCGCCTGTTTTACCCCTCTTCAACAGCATGCGCTTGAACCCGCCAAGCGCCTGCATAACTTTGTTTACTACCGCACCTGCCCCTGCAATTTTGGTAATCAGCAGACCACCTTTCACCGCAACCATGTCGTCGGTACGCATGGTCTGAATGAATGACTTCAGTGGAAAAAGTGCTCGTTGGTACACGCTGCGGCCGGTGAAGCCGAACGCTGCAGGGTTATACGCGAGGTAAATGGGGTCTTCGTTCTGCACAACAACGCAGCGCGATTTGTGATACGGCTTACCCGCCACCCGGATACCGTCGACTTTCTGGAAGTCCTGGGCGTTCGGGTCCTGATTCAGCACTATGCTGCCGGCGGTGTTCAGCGGGTCCAGAATGTTAAAGCTGACGTTGTGTTTGTACAGCGTGCGATAGTCCAGCGATTCATTCGGCTCCTGGTTATCTACCAGCATTGCGATCGCAGAGACACCGTAAATTCGGGCTATGCGCGCGGCGTTGGCGATGTGCTGGTTAGCGCCCATCGCTTTCCACTCGCGTTCGAAAGCGTCACGCAGACGCTGCTCAAGGCCATAAGACTGGGCAACGTGTACAGTGCGCGGCTCATTCATCGCCATTTTAATCGGACGATCCACCATCTTTCCTCCCAGTGGGTGAAAAAGGTAAATCGTTTTGCAGGCCTGGTAGCCAGCCGAGGAACCGGGCTGAATATCGTCACTGTCCAGCAATGTCATCAACTCGGGAGAGCAGCTACCGATTTCGAATTCGTCTTCGTTCATTGGTTCTCTCGTCAGATTGCGTCGCCGCTGCCGAAGGCGATGATCAGCCCGTAGGTGTAGCCATCAAGCAAGTCATCGGCGCGCTTATGCGCTTTCTTGTCGGCAAGGTGGAATCGGGAAACCTGCTTGTGCAGATGGTTTGCTGTTTCGCCCTTGAAGACGGCCGTCTTCTCATAGGCGTATCGGGATATTTTCGCCAGGCCACGGTAGTGATAACCGGATGCCATAATGGCGCGCTCGTCTTTGCCTTTGCTGGTCAGCGCGGATTCTATTTTGTTGACAGGCCATCCCAGGCTTTCGCCTTTCTGCAGGAGGATGCTTCCCATGCTGGCGTCTTCAATAAAAACGCCAAGGCTTCCGTTGATGGCAACGCACTGCCCGGAAAGCTCGTTAAGGCGGTCGAAAACTGACGGCATCCACGTTTCCAGCAGCGCGCCGTCAATTTGCACCACATCCCAGTCGAGAATAGTAAGGCGCTGAATGCCGGGCCGGGTGTCGACGGCGTAATACACAACCGCAGTGCCGTCATGCTCGGAGCCACCTTTGACGGCGGTATCCATGACAGCGAAGACGGCCTGACACATTTCAGGATAATCGACAGGCTGATCCTGATTTTCACCCTCGAACCATTTGCGGACGTCAAAGAGAGACGCTGCCGACCAGTCCACGAATTCAGCCATAAACTCCTGGCGGAATACTCGCGGATCATTGTTTTCTCGCTCCTTCTCAAGTTCTTCCGGCGGAACGAAGGGGTTTGAAGACGTTGGCGCGTGGTGTTCAATAAATCCCAGCGACTTGTTATTGCAGATGGCGTAAAAAAAGTTTTCTTCGTCCACGCCATCGGGGGTCGAAAAAACGTAAGCACGCCCTCTCGTTGTCAGCAGAGTGGGCTTAATCGACTTGGGCCATATCTCCTTCAACATCTCCGGCGATTTGGTGAACGCCGCTTCGTCGATCAGGATGATTTCGTATTCACGACCACGGCCAGCCAGTTTGTTGTCGTTGGTAACCCAGAAGTCGATTTTCCCGCCATTCTTCAACAACAGGCGCTTTTCCTGTCGGCTGAAACTTTTTTTTAGCGGGAGCAGGGTTTCTTCCAGCTTGTCGTAAATCTCCTGGTACTGACGGTATTCAGCGGTGAAGATACCAACCCGCCCACCTAGCAGGACATCCATACCGGGGCGCTTAAACTGTGCGGTGGCGTAGGTTACGGCCGCACTGGAAAGCATGAAGGTTTTACCCCAGCGACGACCACACCGAACCGCATGAAGCTGATCATCCCACGAATCAGACCAGACCTTTAACTGCCCGTCATGGAGCGTTGGGAGGTAAATATCAGCCATGTCATCTTCCCGGTATTGGCAGCGTGTTATGGACGACTATTGCGTTATCGCTGTCGCCATCACGCATAACGTCGATTTCCATCTCCACTTTTTCAGTGGCAGCCTCACGGTATGCAGCATCGACCTGCATCTTGGCGATCGAGCCTTTCGTATACTCCAGAGACTCTATTCGCGCCGTGTTGCGGTGCATGGCCTTTTCAGCGGCGGAAATTAGCGAGTGTAAATCTTTCGCTTTATCATCAGTGGCCAGTTCCAGCTCTTCCCGCCAGCGACCAATATTCTCTGCCGCCGTGAGGTTTGCAGCTCTCAACCAGAACAGCTCATCGTCGAGGGTCAGCGCCTGGGCATCTTCAGTGACTGCGTCAGATAGCAGCATCCGGCGACCGTATCCACCGTGCTTGAGGGCATACTGATTGCCAGGCTGGAATGGCTTTATAGGTGGAGCGTGGCGGGAGCCTCGAATAGGTTTCGCGCCTGGGGAAATCTCACCATCCTGCGAATCGCATTCTTCTGGCTTGGCCTTGTTATGCTCACGTTGCGATTTATTAGGCTTCTGCGAATTCGCAGCTTTCTTCGCACTTCCCTTTTGCGAATTCGCACCATAACTCGTTACCTTGATATAGCGCTTCGCACTTGAGTAATTCAGTCCCTGCGCTTCGCACCAGTCTTTTGGGGAAATGCCGGTTTTGGCATGCTCGGACAGGAACCGTTTTTGGAGGTCTCCCCAGTCCGGTTTTGCCATGTTGAATCACCTGCTGTTTGACATTATCGGAGCCACTTGGTGAATGGCTCCTGTAATGCCGTCAGTCTTTCAGGAATGAGTCGGTGGAGTACGACATTTCGCCTGTCACCAGTTCGGCACTGGTTGAGTTGACGATAACGGATGCGTGGGGATTGTGGTTTTCAGCCAGGTATTTCATCAACGGTTCAGCGGCGGTGATAAAAGCTGACCTTGGTTCTTCTTCATAAACCGGAGTACTGACGATTCTCTCGACGGTGGCAGTGCTAACGGCGGTCGTTTCTAACCCATGCGGATCAGTTAAAAGCTCAATGGTTTGATTATCTTCAAGATAAAAATGTGGCTTATCTTTTGAATAACCTTCAATAAACAGTTTTTCATGCCCATACATGTTGCTGCCAGAGCCACCACAGCCACCGAATCCACCACCATTAAATCCCGTGAAAATACGGTGATATAGCTTCACATGCCAGTACAGAATTTTACTCATCTTGATTTCCTTTTAGGTGTGAGCCTGTCGCACGGGAAAGCCGCCAGAGAGAAACGGTTTCCCCAGGCTCACGACTGAAAGACTCTCTTGTTTTGCGCGTGCGATGCGCGGACATTCCCGGCGCGGTGCCGGGTATTGGTATTATTAAAGGCGCAGCGTTCGCCCTGCTTCACAGTAGTGCTTAACCACTTACGGCTTACCCGTCAGCAAGATGTGATCACCATCCTTTCGGGGTTACACAAATCATTTGCACTGCGTGTTGATGTAGTCCTGCAAATAACCAACCTGCTTTGTCACTGTTTCGATTCGCTCTCTGAGGGTGAAATAATCCCGTTCAGCGGAGTCAGTAAGTCGGGGGCCGGTAGCATCGACCATGCCGCCGGAGGTGGACGATCCGTCCTTGGCGCAGGTGGCGTTAAGCTGCAACCGGCGCTTACCAGAAGAAACATCACGTTCAAGCTGAGCAATAGTGGCTTTAGCATCTTCCAGTTCTCCTGTGTACTTAGCGTCCAGTGCTGCGACGTCGCGCTGACGCACCTGCATGTCTTTGATGGTGGCGTTCGCGAGATTCAACCTTTCAGTGGCTTTATCGCGCTGCTCTTTGTAGGTGACGGCATTATCACGATAGTGATTAACCGCCCAGCCAAGCCCGATAATCAGGCAGAAGATGACAGCGCCAAAAATTGCGATTACACGGCTCATCAAAACACCCCCGGCGCAGATGGTGGCGTTCCGGGATTCAGCGGGCCAAAACCACTGTCAGATCTCTGCGGCTTCTCGCCCCACAGGCAGACTTCGCGCTCAATCTCCCGGCGGTTCATCAGCCCTTTCCACTTCTTACCGCCAGCGAAAACCCAGCGGCGTAACTCATCACATGCGCCGGTGTAGTTCCGGGCGTTGAGCTTTTTCATCAGAGTGGAATTTATCGCGGCATTTGCGCCGACGTTATAGGCGAAAGAGTAGATAGCGGCGCGCTGGGTTTCAGTGGCTGGCACTTTGATATGCGGGTCAACCTGCCGGGCGATGCGGGCCATGTCAGAACGGGTTAGTGCGTCACACTCCCGGTCGCTGTAGCGCTTGCCGGGAATAATGTCTTTCCCTGTATGCCCGTCGCAGACGGTGAGAACGCCAACCACATCGTAGTATGGAACATGCTCGCGCCCTTCCAGACCGTCTTTCCCGGACACCATAGCCGTCGCGATGACAATTGCGCCGCCACCTCCGGCGATAGCTCCAATGATCCGGTTTCGAAGTGTGGAAGACATAGTCATGTTATTTATCCTGCGGCTGCATTACCGCGTCGATGTCCTGAACGATTTTTGCCGCTTCAGGAATGCTGTTAACGTCACCCCGCGCATAAGCCGCCTTGAGTATTTCCGTTCGCTTCCGGTTTTCTTCAATTTCGGCTTTATTTTTCCTGTCATTTGACCGGTAGGTCAGCCATGCAAACAACGCAGAGACCACCGCGCCAAATGCAAACAGCACATCCTGCAATGTCAGCATGGTCAGAAATCCTGTTATTGAAGACCAGAAATACGACCAAAAGCCGTTGTTTGTATTCATGCGATACATTCCACACCTCCAGTTGTCAGGGGGTGCTGTGAGTAGTCGAAGGGTCAGGCCACGGACACTCAGATAAAGGTTCGATGGGGGTTGATTGTCCGGGCCTGAAAATAGAAAAACCCCGGCATCAGCCAGGGTAATTGGTGTTCTGTTTCGAATTGCTTTGTTTGAGCCGAATGCGGGAGTTATTCGGCTCATTTTTGTGATGCGAATAAGGCAATAAAAAAGCCACCGTAGCAACTTAAGAGTCACTAACGGCAGCTTATGTGTTTATCATTGCTCAATTGATCACAGATGTCAACACAATCTATGCGACATGTCTGATTTTCTCTACACGTTTGCGGCTGTTAAATGCATTAACCATCGGCTGGTAAAGCATGAACAGTGACGCATTGAGAATTTCGTCCACCTCTCTGCGACATGTGACCAGTGAAGGTTTGCGCACCCTATCTCCTCCCCTTCCTGACATTTTGCGGGGACTTGCGGTCTTGTGGTAGTAGGATGATATGGCGTACTTGGATGAGCCGTGAGAGTAGTAACTAAGCAGAATACCGAAGGCCTTTGTGTCGATGCGCATAACGGAATCTACGACCTGAGAAATCAACATTCCTTCATCGTCATTGCACATTGGCCGCGTCATTACCCTGGACGGCTCAACTTTCTCCATAAACTGCGCTATAACGCTGCTCATGCGCTTTTCAAGTCTGCCTGAGTAAACCCATGCCCCCCATAATTCAAGCCAGCCGTTGAGCCAGTCATGCTGTTCTTTGTTTAGGTTTAGCTCTCTCATCCTCATGCTGCGTCGCCTCCGTCCGGATTAATGCCAAGGTTCTTCTGCAAATCCCTTTCAAGGCGCTCCAGCCCTTCCATTACCTTTCGTAGGTTCTCCTTCTGGTGTCGGATGCTTTCCAGCATCTCCCGGTCTTTGTGGCGCTGCTGTGCTGAGTTGATGGGAGTTATAGAGTTCATTGCTGCCACCTTAGAGCCGACTCAAGCTCGTCTTGTGGAATGGAAAGAAGATTTCTCTTCTCCTCCTCGCGAAGGTTTTTCACTCCCATAAAAACAATTCCTGATGGCGTTCTCACTGCCTGTACGTTTATCAACCGGTACATATTGAGTAGCGCGAGAGTGTTTTGCGTCGTCATGCTGCCTCCCCTAAACGGATTGTTATTCCCTCCTGATACCAGTCGGGCAGTGTGAACTCGATGCGCCCCATAACACCCTGCCGCCTTAGCTCCTCAATGCGCTTCAGTTCGCTTTTCATGTGCTGGTAAAGCTCATCCATCTGCCATGGCTTTAAACGCACAGGAACGCATGCCAGATGCGCTACGCGGTCGATTGTCATTTCGCCGTAGGTTAACTGGGCGTGAGAGGTGAATTCGTACGGGTCTTCTTCGAGCTTTCTGTGGCAACCGATGCAGTGAGCAAAGGCATTGTAGGGGTGGTATCGGGTTGCTTTGTGTCTTCGGGATTTGAAGTGGGAGCAGTGTAGTCGTTGTCGTTCTGATGGGTCTGTGGAGTCAAATATTTTACCGCAGTAGTCGCATTGCCATCCCGTTCGCTCTCTGACGAGCCGGGAGAATATGTCATCAAACTTGTCCCGTTTTAGTGCCATGACCCCTCCAGTACTTATTCATAATATGATTGGGAACCCGCAGACTTATACGGTTGCGGCTAGCCCAGTTCTGAACGTACTTTTCTTTTCGGCCTATCTGGTCAGCCATGACGCACGCCGGAACTTTCCCAGCCACGCGCTTGATGTAGGCTTTCTCTTCATCGGTGAAGTGTTTGTGGTATTTGCTAACCATCTTCCTCGTCCTCATCAAACATGGTGGTGTTGGGGTCCGGATAAAGATTTATGGCGCACTGGTCGCAAACATAGGTTTCAACCATCGCGAGTTTCGTTCCGCAATGCAGGCAGTATCCGGCGCGACAATTACTTTCGGCCTGATACTGGCGGATGGATTCAGGAGAGAGCATTTTTGGCCTCCAGTTCCAGAATTAATCTCTCCAGATACCAGCGGGCTTTTTTCACATCTTCCAGCCCATTCTTTTTCTCGTAGCGCCAAAGATATTTGATCACGTTAGCGACACACACAGACTGAATACCATGCTTGTTAATGGTGGCGGCAGATATGGCGTCTATGCACTCAATGCCAGCCTGTGTGTAATGATCGGGATGATTTACATTGTCAGTCATGTCTTTTCCTTGCACGCATACGATCCCATTTCACCTGGGTGAGATGAGCGGTATACGAAAATGATTTAATGTCGGATGGGTTTGGTTCTGGCTTGCGTTCAGTGCGGGTTGTGACGCGGAAAATCATATTGTCTATCGCGATTTGGGTAACGCTTCGTCGTCGTGTCATGCGACCACCTTAAGCGTTGCAGGCCTCATTCTTCTTTTGCCGTATTCCATTAGCGTATCGCGATCAACAGTTGTCATTCGGCAATCGCCAGCGCGTGGGTATGGATGCCAGATAACCAGCATTTGGCCTTTGTTATTCCCTGACACCGGTTTGCCAGTTGATGCGCTCAGGAATGCCAACCGACCGCCAGTAATAAACCTTACCTCGTGCGCCGTCTTAATCGCCTCGAGAAACCAGCCAACCGAACAATCGGCGTTGAGTAGCATCACAACACCGGTCCAGTTATCTGCATTCTCCTGAGCAGCCTTTTTCACGAATGGCATAGGTTTGCTGTACGGCGGGTTAAGCCATGCATATCCGGGGATATCCGGCATCACTTCATTCCACGGCGTTTTGAGCGTGTCCTGATATTCAGTGATGAAGTGGTTGCACAGACTGTTATCGACGCTTGCAGCGGCATCCAGCACAAAGCAGAACTCAGCGTTCAGTGCGTGAAATATTTCAGGTGGGGTGCGCCATCTGTCTTTGTCTTCTGGCGGGGTATTTGATTTGTCGGTCATGCTGCTTTTCCTGTTCGTTGGGCCAATTCGTATTCCCGGCGAGAATCATCACTCCACCTGACGTTTCGCTCAGCGCCGAACCAGAACATGATTTCGATTAACTCCGTCATGCTGGCTTTGCGCATCTTGCTGGTACGAACACCGAGCAACACCACGCCGCCGTCAATGCCCGGGACGCTTCGTTGCTCAAGCTTCTTCGTCTTCAGCCATAGCGCGGTGAATATGTCTTTCCAGTCTTCAGGCGCTAACCGCTGTCCATGCCAGAGAACCTGACGCGAGACGTCCTGAAGCATCGGCCAGAGACGGTCGTTCTGCGCTTTGGTGCGCTTGGGCTCTTTAACGTGGATTTCGTGAGGTGACTTATCGTCGAGTGGTAATGAGAGAATTGTGTCTATGGCGTTATTTCTGATTGCTTCGCTTCGAAGCAGGTATGTTTGCTTCATGGCTGACCCTCTGATTCCACAAATTAATGCCCTGTTCTTCGGTTAACCCAAACGGGCCACGACAACCACACGCCGGACAATCGGCGAAACTCCATTTATTTCCGTAAACAGCCTTGTCAACGTTAAGACCAATAATCGGATTGTTGCAAAATGGACAAGGTTTCAACTCGCTCACTTGCTGTCCCCTTTTACTGTAAGACCAGCGGCGCGGATGGCGTCAGCGCTATCGTATACGCCAGAGTTGTAGGCTGACTTTTCAGCCTGCGCCCTGGTTGTGTCCTGATTTGTGTAGTCGTGGTATTTTGGCAACTCAATCTCGATACCTGCGCGGCTGGCTTTCCATGCGTCGTATTGTCCGTCTATGTCCTGGTCAACAAAGTAATCATGCTCAGGCGAATAAATTTCGTCCCACGGTTCGAGAGGTATTGTCTCATAGAAATCTTCCCACCATTTTTGAAACGCAATTCTTACTTGTTCCATATTCCCCTCCACATGCCAGCAGGCTGGCTGCTAAATTAATTTCCATTTGATTACTTTTGCGTAACCAATTTTAAAACCATCAATCCCCATCCAACGATATCCGCTCCAGTATGCTCGGCCTTTTTGCTTACAATGATGTGGGTGTCGTGACCGCGTTGTGACTTCCACTTGAGAATATGGCTTCGGGAATTCATTATTTCCTGGATATCCAGATTCACCCTCAATCACTCTCCCACCTCCATCAGCTCATCGGGAATGTCTACCTCATCGCCAAGCTTTGCAGCTACTACAGCGCGGCAGATGGCAACCATTGCAGTTTTGCCAATGCTCCAGAAAGTTTCGCTGTTATCGCAACAAAACCATGGTTCTTCAGGTCGCCATCTGCCAGGGTTGTGCGAAATATTAAGTTTGTGGTCTGCAATTAACGGCCCGCACTGACTCCAGTTGCTTGTTGGTGAAAAAACTACGCCCATCAATTCAACAAACGATCCTCCAGATGTGATGTGGAGAACCGGTTGCCCCCAATCAACTGACCACGCAACCGCATAATCAAGTTGCACACCGCTAAGCTCTGATGTTTTTACTTTCACGATTTACCCTCCACAGCATTATCTTTTTTGCGCTGCTCCCAAAACCAGTTGTGGAGTTCCATCAACTTTTCATCAATCGGAGCCAGCTTGCGTTCGAAATACGCCTGAGCGTCTTTTTCTTCTTCATCTGGCAGTTCACCCGGTCCAAATAGCGTATTGAAAATCCATGCCATTCCGTTCTTTGCATCGCCAGTAGCTCGCCATTCGATGATTGCCGCTTGCATAACCAGAAGGTTTTTACCAAACAGAAGGTCAAGCTCATGATATTTCTTGCGGATATACTCGTTTTCTTCTTTCAGTTTTTCTATATTCATATCTCTATCCTCAAATAAAAAGGCCACTGTGTAAGTGGCCCTGTTAATCTTCTTCGCCTGTGAAGACCGTCCATTTTCCGACGCCTTCCCATCGACCGTATCTACAACTCTTCGCATCGAAATCCCTGCCGAACAACTCGTAATGGAATGCAAAAACATGCAGCCATGAACGTCGAGGCTTAAATTCAGGATGTCTGCGGTTTATCGCCATGTACCAGCGCGTCATGCTCCACGCTTCGACAGCAGGCCAGATGAACCAGACCCATGCTATGAACAGGATGAATATCGCCAGCAGCGCATTAAGAGCGATGCCAGAAGCCATCAGGTAAGTGTTCATACGTCAGCCCCTTTCGCGTAACGCTTGCCGGAAGACTTCGGTGCGTTTGCTGAGATGCACACCGCCCGGGCCTCGTCCTGATCGCATCCCATGAAGTGACCGTTAACGAATCGCTGATAGACCGTACCCAGCGAGCCAAATCGGTTTTTGGTTACGATGATTTCTGCAAAAGGCGCTGCCGGACTGTTCTCGTCGTACACTGCCTCGCGGTAGAGCATGATGATTGAATCGGCGTCCTGTTCGATGCTACCTGAGTCGCGCAAATCTGCGTTGGTAGGCCGCTTGTTTGGTCGCTTCTCAACATCGCGGGATAGCTGGCTTAACGAGATTACTGGCGTTCGTAAATCCTTTGCCATCGCCTTGAGGCTTCCAGAAATGTGCGCGATAGCCAGGTCGTTACGGTCAGCTTTCGGTTTCTCAATCAGGCCCAGATAGTCAACCATGATGAGCGAAAGGTGTTGGTGCTCCTGCTTGTGCCGTTCTGCCACTGCGCGAATCTCTTCGACGGTAAGCTTTGAGGCATCGACCAGCCACACATCCAGCTCTGCAAGGTGACAAATTCCGTTTGATACCCGCGCCCATCCTTCGTCGTCCATTCGTGCCGGGTTGCGCAGCACATTAACCGAAAGATTTCCGGCCCCAGCAATGCTTCGCTCTGCTATCTGGAGTTTGCTCATCTCCATGCTGAAAATCAGCACACCGCGTTTTGTGTCTGTGCCGGGTAATTTCCGGTTAGCCACGCCTTCGGCAATCTTCAGTGCCAGCTCCGTCTTACCCATACCGGGCCGCGCCGCGATAATCACCAGGTCTTCGGCGTTCATACCTCCGGTAATGGCGTCCAGGTCGTCGATACCGGTTTTCATCGTGTCCGACTCTTCACCGTTGCGTAAGCGCTTCTCCAGCGTTTCGGCGTAGTCGTCAAGCACATCACCAAGACGTACAGGCTGCACCTGTTGCTTTGGCTTCCTGACGGCCCCGAGACGCTTTACCAGCTCGTCTATTGCCTGCGTTGAGGCGTCCAGCGTTCCGTTGCTGATTGGCCCGCGCATTTCATCCATCAGTTGCAAAACCAGCCGTCGCTGATAGGCATCCGTCACCATTCCGGCGTAGCCTTTCAGGTTTGCCGCGCTGGGGCATGATTTGGCAGTTTCCATGATGTCAGCAAAATGCCCTTCCCCGCACTCCTCGGCAACCATCAGGCCGTCAATCAGGTTACGTACGGATGCGTGTTTCTGGATGACTCTGTAGGCTGTCTGGTAAACGGGAATGGAGAATGCTTCTGCCGGTAGCGTCGCAAGCACTTCACAGGCCGTTGGAGTAAGGCCGCCCATCAGCAGGCCGCCGATAACGCTGGCTTCGATATCCTGTCTCATAGTGTTCCCTCACGAATTGCGGTTAAAACTTTTGGCTGAAGCAGATAGTCGAATGTAGCCACCCAGCCGCGATCGTTATCTCCGAAGTGGAAAGGTCTTGCAGCGTGCATGAAGGCCTTGACGTATGCCCGGTAACCGTCGATGTTTTTGGTCGCGAGAGAGTCAATCAGCTTTTTCAGTTTGCGCTGGCGTTCGGCATTGGCTTCAACAGCGTGAGGAAGACGATCCCCAACAATTTCATTGAACGCTGCCAGGTACTCGTCGTAATTGATGCGGACGGCTTTTCGCTTTTCAGGTTTAACCGGCTCGCGGTCATCGCAAGATGACTGTGTGTTTTCTTTTCTTTCTTTCTTTTGAATAGTTTCTTTTGTGTGACTCTGTTTTGGTGACAGGGTAGTCACCGTTTTGGTGACATCTTTTGTCACCAATGCAGTGACATTATCACCAGAATAGTGACACCCTTCGATTTTCCACTCTGAGATGTTCTTGTTCGGGCCAATCTGCATCCCTTCTTTCTTCAGAACATTCATAGCGATAAGCTCGTTTTTAGCCTTGTTAACCTTCTGCCGAGGGAGTCTTGTCAGGGCTGATATCTGGCTATCGGAAATGCGATCCATTTTCTTGCCGAATCCGTATGTTTTCCTGCAAATGGCATGAGCAACCTTGCTCTGGTTCTTCGTCAAATCAGCACCTATAAGCTCGTCGTACAGCGCGTTAGCAAGACGGGTATACCCATCTTCGAGATCAGCCACGCGTTGCTCCACAGGCCGCTCTTTGGGCCTCAGGTGTGTTACTGTTGCCAGATTACTCATGACCTTTACCTCTGAATAATTGCTTAACCCTTTCCCACTCAGCCCGGAATCGACCAGGCTGCTTGAAACCGGACAGGTAGCGATCACGAATAATGTTTTTGTGTAATTTGTCCTGGTCAGGACTGAATGGTTTTGTCATAATGACTCCTGTGAATTGATCCAGTAATTCCGCTCAGCATTGAATGGTCATTTGCTCCGAACGCTCAGTTACCGCTGGGCGTTTTTTATTTGTCAGTAGTGCTGCAACTTCCCTGGCTAAACGCGCCATTTCGTCATCGACAACACCCCACTCCAGAACGGCGAGAAGCATCGAAAACTTGGGTATCCAGTCCCGTTTCCACCGGCTAATCTGCGCTTTATCCACACCTACAGCTGCGGCTGTTTTCTCAGTGCCGAGTAATGCGATTTTGTTGAGTAATGCGCTCTCAATGCGGAGCGCCTCATTGCGTTTGTTTGCGTGATCCATTTCGTAGTATTTCCATTAGTGAATAGTTAATGAGCGCACACCCATAACGGGTGACGCATAGTTGTTTATTGATTTGGGATTCGCTTTGCAGCGACGTAGGACGTCATGTCCGTTGTGAAAAGAGCGGTGATGCTTAGGCGGCTTTGCTATCTGAAGGTGGGAACACTTCATCGAGGGTGCATTTGCAGCCAAGTTTCTTTAATGCTTCTACAATTTCGCGGCAATCGTTAAGGCCGGGCGTTCGAATGTTGAGTTCGTAATTGGCAATCCGGGACTGCCCCCAACCAATTGCCTCAGCCAGAACAGCTTGCGAAACTCCAATTTTCTTTCGCTGCTGTGCAATGTTGTTCATTGCAGTCTCCTTTTCGGTTGATACAAACTTATTATTCACAATATGTGATTAACTGTCAATCTCACCTTGTGTAAATACAGTAATCACATGCCGTGATAGATTATCGGTATGAAAACTATGCATGAGATTATCGGGGAAAGGATTAAGTCCCTCAGAGAAGCAAAGGGATTTAGCCAGGCACAGCTAGCCAAACTTTGTGGTTGGGCTGCTCCGTCGCGCCTTGGAAATTACGAGCTTGGTACGCGCAAGGTTAGTGCAGATGATGCGCTGGTATTGGCTTCCGTATTGGGTGTATCTCCATCGCTGATCCTTTTTGGCGACGAATCTGGTCCTGTTTATAAGCAGTACGAATACCCACTGTTCACTACGGTACAGGCCGGACAGTTTTCAGAAGTAGGCACATTCACTGAGGGTGATGCTCAAAAGTGGGTTTCTACAACTAAAAAGGCCAGCAAAGATGCGTTCTGGCTTGAGGTGAAGGGTCATTCTATGACCGCACCGCAGGGAATGCGCCCCAGCTTCCCGGAAGGAATGCTTATCCTGGTAGATCCGGCTGAAGAGGTAGATGCCGGTGATTTCTGCGTAGCTGGCGTGTTTGGTGATTCCGAGGTCACATTCAAGAAATACACCTGGGATGATGGTAAGCACTGGCTGGAACCGCTGAACCCAAGCCCGCGCTATGAGAGCATTCCGTGCAATGAGAATTGCCGCATCATCGGCAAGGTAGTTAAGGCGCAGTGGCCTGAGGATATCTTTGAGTAGGTTTATTAACTAACGGTTTTTGCATACGACCACCGCTCGACCTTTATAATTTAAATAAGGATATCAAATGGATAGATCAAAAAAAGGTTTAATCCCCCACCAAGCTGAAATGGCTTTGTTTCCTGTGAAGGAGGTCGAGGTTAACGGTGTGCAAATGGGTGTTCTAAATGATGGGACGCCATTTTTAAGCCTCCGAGGGCTAGCCAGACTTTGCGGGGTAGATCATACAACACTGCTTCCTCTTACAACGAACTGGGCTGTCGAAAAAAATAAACCCCGCGGGAAAAGAATAAGCGACTTGCTTAAGGAAAATGGCTTCCACGGGAGAGAACTGTATTCAGTGGTTGGCGGTGGGGCTTTTGGGGATACACACGCGTACCCTGATGCGGTTTGTATGTCCATCTTGGAATACTATGCATTTGACGCAACACAAGCAGATAGCACAATAGCAAGAAGTAATTTCAGGATTCTGGCACGACAAACGCTTCGTGAATATATTTATCGCAGCGTAGGGATAGATCCAAAAAACCCCGTTAGCGGCGCGTGGAAGTGTTTTCAGGAAAGAATAATTCTTAACGACAAAATTCCTGCTGGATTTTTTAGCGTCTTCCGTGAAATGGTAGACATCACAATACCACTCATCAATGCAGGCTTTGAACTTGGGCCAAAAACCGTTCCTGACATCAGCGTAGGAACAAGATGGTCAAACCACTGGAAGAAAAACAACTTACAAGAGAAATATGGGGAGGTGCAGAAGCATCCTCATGTTTATCCGGACTGGTTTCCTCAGAATAAAGCCGGACCAGTACCCGCAAATATTTATCCCGAAGATGCTTTAGGTGAGTTTCGGAGATGGCTACGTGAGGAGTATGTGCCAAAAGGATTTAAAGATTATTTAGCCGATAAAGTAGAGCAGAAAGTCATTGAAAACCAGAAGGCTATAGAGGTCCTACAAAGCCTCCAACGGCCTGAGTTACCAAATAAGAAAAATTAATTCACAACCCGGCCACCGCGCCGGGTTTTTTATTGCCTGTTAGTCAATCGCAGCACTTCCCTTTCGCACGATCTCTGCCTCATCCCTGTTAACACCTTTCCCAATCACGTTACCCATCTCTTTTCGGTACTGCTCCAGCTTTTCAACGACCGCTTCCTGAGTTATTGGTTGATTGGCGAGCGATAACTCCATAATCGCCCGACCCATAGCTGTAACCATCATGTTCACGCGATCCTCGTCCAAATTCATAGCGCTTTCCCCGCTCAGATATTGACCATCACAAGCTATCACAAGCGGAATAGTGAGCACACAAAAAATAAATTTTTAATCGAGTCATACACATAACGTGAGATTTAAAATAATACACATATTGTGATTGACGATAAAATCACATTACGTGTATATTTACCCCATCAGCAGGACGCTGGCGAAAACGAAACGGATGACACGCTCTTTCTACAACGGTGATGGATTCACCTACGTGGCTGCAAAGCCAAATAAGTACCAAAGCGTGTGCTTTGGGATGCGACGAATTGCAGTCCATCGAGACAACCAGAAGATAAGCGCCTGGCATCGCATCACCTAAGTTCACTCAGGAGGTATCTATGTCACGCAGAACAGCATTTAACGGTTCGTCGGCAACTCGTAGACGTGAGCGCCGCGCTCACCTTCAGAGTGAAGCCGCTATCAGTTCAGAAGTGATGCATCGCCCTACCCCGGCGCGTGTTGAGTTGCAGTGCAAGCGCAAGCCAACAATGCGGGCTGAGGTGGTGACCATCACTACACAGGTTCAGCACTATGAAGGCTCATGCTGCCTGCCAGAAGTAGCGATATTCGCAGCAGGGCATCGTAAATCAGAGCGCGTTACAGCGAGGTAAAGGAATGACCCAATATGCAATTTTCGAGCTATCGATGCCTAACTGTGGCTCATGGAATGGCGGCTGGTCTGGCGCTATGGATAAGTATGTGAAGCACAGACAACTTCCAGTGAAGGGTAATCCAAACGTGAAAGACGGCGCTAACCACTATTACAACTTTGGTGATGGCTGGGGTGCAAATGTCAGCGTCCGGATTGTGGAGGGAGTGAAAGCCAAGAATCAGGCTATCAAAGGCAGCAAGGGATTCAGCGGTTACGACTGGATGATAGACAGCATCCTGAAGCACGGAAAGATTATCGCCGAATAAGGTCGCACAGAGCGGCCTTTTTTATTAGCAACGTTAACAGAGGTGAGGGATATGGAGTGGGTTAAATGCAGTGAGCGATTACCAGAATCGCGTGATGCATCTGTTCTTGTTTGCTCGATTACAGGCCACGAATGGCATAACCATGGATTTCCAAAAGGTGGCTATGACATGGTTCATATTCAAGACTATTTCGATGATGTTACTGACGGTCTTGATGAAAATGGCAACCAGAAATACACAAAAATGTACTTATCAGCAGGGATTACACACTGGATGGAATATCCAGAATTGCCAAGCGAATAAGCCCCTTATCGACTTTCACAGAGAGTCGATAGTGAGCAATATCGCTCGTAACCGAATGAGGACGAAGCTCGTTCTGGTTAAATGGAGAAATAAACCCTTGATGTCTTTGCCCGGCTTAATGTCGGGCATTTTTTTAGCTGCATCTGAGTAATGGTTAATCAGCCATTAGCCACATGCAATCACACAACCAAAGGAACCTACCCCATGATGCACTTACAGTTCGCGGGTAGCGGCGTCATGTCCGCTTATTACCCGCCTGAATCAGAATTACACCGCAAAGTTCGTCAACTTATCCGCGCCGCAATGTGCCAGTTGAGGTCGTTATGCAAATAAACCATGCAGCACTTAAAGCAGCCCAGAACAAAGCCGTTATTGCCCGTTATTTGGGTGACGGCGTTATGTGGATGTCTGCCTACGAGCAAATTCGCAAAGCGGTGAATATTCCGTGGTACCGGAGAAAGAAATGAATACCCCTGTTAAAGACTGGTCAGACGATGCGCTCATTCGCCTGATGAAAGACCTGTTAAAGCCTGAAAAGAAAGAGCAGGAGAAACAGCAATGAAACTCTCATTTAAAGAACGTCAGGAACTCGATCAGATTGTCGCGACACTGACCGATTACGATAACGAGCAAATCAGTAATCAGGTTGACCGACTGGTTTCCAAAGCCAACCCGTTAATTAGCGCCCTGCTCGACTTCCAGCCCGACGAATTCACAAAGGATGCGGTATCCATCATGGAAGATGGCGAAGCGCTTGAAACTGCGTTTATCGCGGTTATTGAGGAACGCATTAAGTGGGAATACGCGCTGGGTATTTTCATGAACCGGCACAGTTATAAAGGAGCGGCGTGATGGAAAGCGGCGTTTATTACAACCTTCCCGCAGATGAATATCACAGGGACGAGGCAATCGGATCCACTTCAGTTAAATCAATCAGCATCAGTCCGGCAAACCTGTACTTCAACCCATTTAAGGGAAGCAAATCTGCGCATCTGGGTAGTGCCATTCACTCAGCATTGTTGGAGCCAGATTTATTCAAAAGAGACTACTTGTTAATGCCAGACGTAGCATCAAGAAGCATGAAGGAATACAAAAACGCAGCCGAATGGACAAGCCCGGATTACATTCTGGTCGGAAGCGAAGTTGAAACAGTAAACCGGATGTTCGATTCATCCAGACTGAATGACGACTTCATGCACTACATGAATACGAAGGGGCATTCAGAAGTATCTGTGTTTGCTGAATGTCCCGAGACGGGCTTAAAACTTAAATGCCGGTTCGACAGGCTGTCCGAATCGATTCCCTTCCCTCTCGATATTAAAAGTTGCAGGGATGCAACAGAGCGAGGATTTAGTAACGCATTCGGTCAGTATAAATATCACATTCAGGCGGCCTTCTATCTTTATGTCCTCAAGCTGGCTACCGGGATTGAATATAACCAGTTCGCATTCTTCGCCATTGAAAACTCGCCGCCTTATCGGAATTGCATGTACTACATCGGTGAAGATTCACTGGAGCTTGGTTACAGGGAAATGTTCGCAGCTCTCGAAAAGTTGAAGGAATGCAACGCCGATGAATCATTAAAGTTAGAAGGAATTGTACTCCCATCGAACGAAATTAACGTTCCGGCCTATTTACTGGATGAAGAATACTCAGATGAGGTAATTCTCTAATGGACCTGTCACGCACAATTATTCCCAAATCCGACCAGATTAACTTTGAAGATGTTCAGTCACAAAGCATCACTGCCGTAATCAAATCAGTCCGCGCCGGTAATTCTGAACAGCCCGTTTTTATTGACCTTGAAGGATTTGATGGTCGCCCGTACAAGCCGTCCAAATCAATGCGTCGCGTTTTAATCGGTGGCTGGGGCGCTGATGGTCATTCGTGGGTTGGTCGCTCTCTGACACTTATTGGTGACCCGTCCGTTAAGTTCGGCGGTGTCGCTGTCGGCGGTATCAAGATTTCTGCAATGAGCGATGTTGAAGGTGACTTCTCTATGATGCTTTCAGTATCTCGCGGTAAGCGACAGGAGCATCGTGTTAAAAGACTTGAGGTGACCAAGAAAATTACCGACCCGCAGGAGATACTCAACTGGTTTAGCTCCAACGCTTTGAAGGCTGACTTAACGTCACTGAAAACCGCTTACGACCGAGCGACTAAAGCACTGGAAGGCAATGCCGAGCACCTCAATAAATTAAAAGAAGTTTACGAGATAAGGCAAAAAGAGCTCGAACAAAATGTACAGGCGTAAAGATATTTACGCAGTTCGAAGCAATCAACTCAGCCAGGGAAGGCCATGGTTAGATAAGGAAATAGCAACAGTTAAACGCCTCGCCGGAACCATCCACACCAAGTTAATCGCTCGTCAAATCAACCGCTCATATGAATCTCTGCGCCAGATGGCAAAGCGCGAAGGGATTCGCTTTGTCCGCAAAGTAAGGAATACATCATGACTGGTCAATCCTACAACCCTGATATATCCCCTAACGAATTAGTAGCCCGCCACAGAGTAAAGCCAATGCCAGACAAATCGGAGTTACTCAAACGCCACAGTTTTCCCGGCCCGGATGATAACCGCTACATCAGCCTGATGATTAAAGGAGTGCGGAAATGAAATACACCTACGAAGAATTAGAACTGCGTTTAAGCGATGCGCTACAGCAACTGGACGTGCAGAGTGCGCGTAGTAATGCGTTGGCGGCTGAGAGTGCTGCTAAAACCGAGTTTATTCAGTATTGCTTCCGCACAGCAGCAGATGGCTGCTCGCTGGATGGCGCGGACATTCAGGAGCTTGGTGAGCGTCTCGGATTGTTTAGTCGTGAAACTTACCAGCCAGCATTGCACGGTTACATCTGCGGTCATGAAGCCGGTGAGGATTCGGTCTACGTCATGAAGGAATCGCCAGCCACGGACGCATGGGTGAACGAACAGCGGACTGTGGCATACAACGATTTATGCGCCGCATTTGTTATGCATCGCACTACTGCGGGCCTTGACGATAGCGACAAGGTTACCGTGAAAGAGGCAACTGACGCGTTACTTCATTGTGCAGCACAGCTTCGCGGCTCTGAAAATGTTCCGGTTGAGCGCCTGCTGTTAAACAAGTTGCGGGATGGAAGAGCATGACCATGACAGCAGAACAACTGGCGCAACTGCAACCCTCTTTGGACTCAATGCTTCGCGCCCATGAGGCGTTTTACAGCACCGATAATGTGCGTGAAGCAATGCTGAAGGCATACCGAATCATGCTTGCTGACGCGCTGAAAGGCGCTGGCATCAATTTAACGGTGGAGGGGTGAGGGATATGAAAAACCTGATTACTGCATTACCAGTAGAGCGCGACCAGTACGGCTACTGGACGCATCCGGCTTACGATGGGTTTTGCGACGGACGAGAGCATGTTTCGACTGAGGAATTTAACGCATGGATGAGCGAAAACGGTCTGGAATGGACAGTCGAGTACCGAGATGAGAGCGACATCGACCCCAATGTTGATGGTTATGACATCTCAGCATGGGAGCCTGAGTCGCCAGCAGGTGACGGATGGTTTGTGGGCTCAATCCACGATACCGAAGATGGCGCTGTGTGTATTTGGCTGCGGAATAAAGCGGTGGAGGGGTGAGGGATATGTCCGACCAAACAATTTTAGACATGTGCTGCGGCTCCAGGATGTTTTGGCATGACAAATCCGATTCGCGCGCCGTGTTCATGGATATCAGGGAAGAAGAGCACACACTCTGCGACGGTCGCAAACTGGTGATTGCCCCTGACACCATCGCCGATTTCCGCGCCGCGCCGTTCCCTGATTCATCGTTTCGGGTTGTGGTATTTGACCCGCCACATCTGGTACGCGTCGGCGAAACGGCATGGATGGGTAAGAAGTACGGCAGGCTGAGCAAAGAAACGTGGCGCGATGACATTCGCGCCGGGTTCGCAGAGGCGTTTCGCGTATTGCGGCCACACGGCGTACTGATTTTTAAATGGAACGAAACTCAGATACCAACGAGCCAGATTTTGGCGCTGACCGATGAGAAGCCCATTATCACCCAGCGCACAGGAAAGGCTGATAAAACCCATTGGGTAATTTTCGCTAAAGGTGACGTCAATGTTCAGGATAATCCAGCCTAACACTCACTACGTCGACGCCCACGGCTCGCTCTGCAAAATCCTCCGCACCACAGATTCCACAGTCCACTACCTCCGAAACGGTCACGTATGCATAGCCAGTATGCAGCGGTTCCAGACTGATTTCGACTTATCACCACGGCGCGAGATTGAGCAGATTTGGGCTGACATTGAAAGAGCAGAGCACATTAAACACCTCCGCGCTATGCGGGTGGCATGAGGAGTGATTATGGAATGGATTAAGTGGAATGGACAGGAACTGCCAAAGGGAAATTATCTCGTTTGCACGGAAAGACAGCATGTGACAGAGATGAAATACACCTGGCATGCGAATGCGAAAACTAAAAAAGGCTCAGCCCCAAGATTTGAATGGATGGGTAGAATTTCACCATGGGAGATAACTCACTACATGCCCCTCCCTGAACCACCAACCGACTAACACCTGCCAGCCGATTCCCTGAGTCGGCTATCCGGTGCAATGTCGCACCTCTGAACAGGAGACGAAGACCTGTTCTGATTAATTGCGAAACTCGTTTGGCCGCTCTATATGGGCGGCTTCTTTTTTTGGATCCATCCATGCAATCGGCATCTTCTCATTGAAGGGATGACACACCAATTTCACAAGCGCCAGAGGGCAAATTATGGCCGCTGTTATTTATGTCTTAGCAATATGCGCCGCAAACTATCTGGTGTTCTTATTCGGCCCATGGTGGTCGATAGTAAATTCGTTCGCCCTTATTGGACTGGATTTCATTCTCCGGGATGTCCTGCATGATCGCATTGGTTTCTTCAAGGTGACCGGCCTTTCGATTCTATCAGGAATCATTAGTTACACGATTAACCCGGCAGGAGGGATGATCGCCATCGCTTCTTCAGTTTCGTTCGTACTCGCCTCTCTGGGCGATGGAAGCATTTATCAGTTGCTGATCAGAAAATCATGGCCGATTAAAGCAAACGCATCCAATATCACAGCATCCGCAATCGACTCTCTCGCCTTCCCTCTTATTGCTTTCGGCGTGCTCACCCCTTGGATTGTTGCCGGTCAGTTTATCGCTAAGGTCGGAGGTGGCTTTCTCTGGTCGTTATTGCTACGGAGAAAATAATGACCGTCCATTATCACGGTAGTCCTATATGGGGCGATGAAAATGCGCCTACAGATATGCTGATAAAGGCTCTTTATCGAGACGGCGGAGCATTTATCTCTTTCGCCAGGCCAGAGCAGATGAAAAAGGTCGCGATGTTCCCATGTGATATCAGGCTGGATAACGGAGCTTATTCTGCATGGGATCAAGCGAAGAAGAAAAAAATAACTGTGGATTGGGGAAAGCGAAGTGAAAAGTTTTATGACTTTGTCGGGAAATGGTTCAGCAGGATTGAGTGGTTTCTGATACCTGATGTTATCGAAGGAAGTGAGACAGAGAACGATGAGCAACTCGAACTTGTTCCGGAGTGGTTGAAGTCTAAATCAGTTCCCGTATGGCACTCTGACGAGTCAATAGATCGGCTGATCAGACTATCGGAAAGATATGAGTGGGTGGCAATCGGATGTTGTGGCTTTCACCGCCACATCCGATCAAAACCGTGGGAGATACGCATGGATGAGGTATTCACTGAGCTCTACATTAAGCGCAATTCAACTGTGAAACTGCACGGTTTACGCATGCTAGACGTGCGGGTTCTAGGTATGTATCCGTTCGCCAGCGCAGATTCAACCAACGTAGCGGTTAACGTTCCTAAAACAGAGAAGCGATTTCCGGCAATCACCGACAAACTGGCGCGCACAGCTGTACTGCGTGCCGCTATAGAAAACGTTCACCCACCCTCAATATCTCAATGGGTGGAAAGGAAAAGCAAAGAGCCGGCGCAAGCCGGTTTTTTATTTGAATTCGCTGCCGCCTAAGGGCGGCTTTTTTAATGCCTGGAGATAACCAATGGAGTCATACAGCCTCACATTAGATGAGGCCTGCGCCATGCTCGGCATATCCAGACCAACCGCAACAAACTGGATCAAGTCAGGAAG